AAACCGGCTGAAAAGGCCGCCATCAAGATCATCGACAAACTACGGCCAGAGGAATACGGTGAGGCTTTCTTTAGAACAGCATGGGCGGTTGACAACTCGACGGGCGGCGGCCTCAAGTGGGGGCCTTTGAACAAAGACGCGATAATCGCCAACCTGGACAACCCGTTCTATACAAGCGCTACAGAATCGATATTAGTTAATACCGTACCGCAATTCAGGAACGCAATAAACAAGGGTTTGGCGCCTGGTCAATCGTACCCTCAGATGATGGCCGACGTAAAGAAAGTAGTGAACGGTAAAAACTACGAGATCATGCGTGTACTTGTCACTGAGTTGCACAATAGCCAAGAGGCTGGAACCGCTGATAGTTATGATTCTGCATTAGATCAAGGCGTGAAAGGTAAAGTGGTTTGGATTGCAACGCTCGACGACCGTACCCGCGAGACACATCAGCAGATGGACGGAGTAGAGCGAGATGATGACGGAAGGTTCCGTGGGCCGGTTGGCGAGACTCCATATCCAGGATGGGAAGGAATGGAAGCGGCAGAGCGAATCAATTGCCGATGCGATATTCGTTTCGAGATAGAAGGATTTGAGCCGACAATAAGACGTTCGAGAGATGATGGCATTATCCCATATCAGACCTACCCGGAATGGGTTAAGGATAAGCAGATATTCAAATAAAAGCCGGTTACGCTTTCCGGCGTCTTTCGACCGCATATTGGCTTTCACAACTCTTGCGGAGTTATTCGCCTAGATTGCCGACCGTAGGGCGGAGCCGCTTGCCCTATCATGTGTTAGCCTTGCAGGGCCGGTTGCTTTCTATCACCGCGCTTTTAAGCGGCTACATAAACAATATACCGCAAGTCGTATGACTTATCAATAGTACGCAAGGAGAATATACATGGCAGACAATGAAACCAAAGTGGCCGAGACGGGTTCACCGGCTCAGGATGCGGCGGTAGATGTCAAGACGCTACAGGAACAGTTGGATGCAGTTAAGAGGGCGCAAGCCGGAAGTGATAAGGCTTATTCTGAAGCAGAAAAAAAGCGTATAGCACTTGAGTCTGAACTGGAAAAACTGCGCAAGGAAAAAATGAGCGAAAAGGAAAGGGCTGATTTCGAGATCGCAAAGGAACGCGCCGAAGTCGAGAAGCAGAAAAGAGAAGTCGCGGATGCAACGTTGCGCTTCTCAAAAATGCAGATTTTAGCGCAGAAAAACATCGCGCTTGATTTCGCTGATTACATAAGCGGATCGAGCGAAGATGAGATCAGCAAGAACGCGGACACCTTTGTAAAACGCTTCAACGATGCGGTTGGCAAAGGGATTGACGAGCGTCTTGCAGGAACAGCCAAACCAAAGGCGGGGAACCAAACAGCCCAATTATGAAGGTAAGTCTTTGAAAGAAGTTGAAGCCTTGATAAAAAGGGAACTATTCAAATAGGAGGCTAATATGCCAGGACTTGACAATTTTACGCCGACTGTATGGGCGCGCTCGCTTCTGAGTCCGTTCTACAAGGCACTTGTCTACGGATCGCTTGTAAATCGCGATTACGAAGGCGAGATTTCCAGTTACGGCGATTCCGTTAAGATCAACGAAATCGGCGATATATCGATTAGTGACTATTCCAAGTTTGTGAACACTGGTTCTACCAGTACCGCACTTTCTTGGCAGGCTCTCACTTCTGCTCAGAAGATGTTGTATATCGACCATGCGAAGTCATTCAGCTTTGCGGTTGATGACGTTGACATGGTGCAGAATAATCCCAAGGTAATGGCTGAGGCTATGAGCCGCGCCGCTTACGCTTTGGCTGATGAAGTTGACCAGGATATTGCCGAGGCTATCGGCGACAATTCTGGAAACATCATAACGGCCATGACGGTATCGAGCGCTACGGTTCTTACGCTGATTTCCCAGATGGCACGTGAGCTTGACGAGAACAACGTCCCTGCTTCAGAGCGTTTCCTTATCGTTCCTCCGTTCATCCATCAGGATTTGGTCGAGTCGTTCTCCGGTGGCATTTCGTCCACTGCGGTTCCGAAGGTTTTTAATGATTCAGTGCTGATGAATGGATTTGTCGGGAACGTCTATGGATTCAATGTGCTTATGAGCAACAATTGTCCATTGACCTCTTCGACTTCAATCGTAACGGCATTCCATCGCTCGGCTGTAACCTTTGCTGGTCAGCTTAGCAAGATCATGCCGGTAAGCCGCGAGGATTATTTTGATCAGGGCGTCAAGGGCTTGTACCTGTACGGCTTCAAGGTCATCCGTCCTTCCGGTATCGCCACTTGCGCAGTGACGGAGGGTTGATATGGCTACTACATCATTTTCCGCTATTTCTGCTGTCATCTCCGGTGGAGCCACTTCCATAAACTTTGGCCTTGCCTCTGATGACACTTGTATAATTTCCGCTCCAGGTAGTGATACCTTGGATTTGTCAAGGCTCATCATAAGGGTGTCGAACAATATCTCCGCAATCGGATCGGCTGGCTCTGGCGTTCGTGTGTATATCACTGCTGGGTCGTCTTATTCGTCTGTTGGCCTTGGAACTTATCGCGTAGACGTTGCTTCCAATGGTACGGCGGTAATCGGTGGCAAAGAGTTTGAAGCGGCAAGGTTCTTGTCTGCCTCTGCTCAGTCTATCGTGTTGAGGATTGGTTCAAGCTCCAGCGCTACTACAGCAATGTGTACTGTTGAGGCTTACCAGTTGCCGACTGGCTTCACCGCTTAGTTAATTGGCGGGGGCTTCGGCTCCCGCCTTCTCTAGATTCAAGGAGGCACTATGCCAGTATGCACGGCTACAGATATTACGGTATTCACCGACATATCGGCAAGCGCCGGAACCATCGTATCCTCGGGCCTGATTCCTATCGTGCAGGACAGGATCACGACCATCTGTAATAATTACTTCCTGACTGATATGTATGTCACCGCAGGGATGACGTTCAACGCTACAAATGGAACCATCATCGCGTCAGGCGGGAACTTTGAGGATGAAGGCTTCATCGCTGGAGATGAAATATATATTTATAATTCGTACCGAAATGATGGATTCAAGATACTATCTACTGCATCCGCTTTGACCTTGACTGTCGCTAGCGGTCATAGCGTGGTGGCCGAGCCTTCTGGCAGGTCGATCATGATATCGGTTGTCAAGTGGCCAGATGAGCTAAAATACATAGCCGCGCAAATGGTCAAGTATGATTATGACGACAGGCCACAAAAAACAATTGGCGCAAACTCTGTCACGCTTGGGCCGTATTCTGTTTCATACGCCGCGAGTTCCATCACATCGAATCCATACGGCTATCCACAAGAGATGGTTGACGCTTTGGCCGCGTACACTTTGGTAAAGGTATCGTGATGCTCAAAGCAATGCTTAATTTGCGCAACAATGTCCAGATTCGACGTATCACCGAGTCATTCGATGGATACGGTGGAACAAGCACAACCTCAACTATAACGACAATTACAATGTGCAATATATGGCAACCTGGTGGAAATGATGTTACGTTATCAGATAAGATAACTTCAATATCAACTCACGTCCTTGCAATGCTACCTGACGAATACGTATTTACGGATGCGGACAGGGAGATCATATATGGCTCGATCACGTACAAGATTACCGGCCATCCCGATGACGTTGCCAATCGTGGCGGGCTGATGATCGTTGGACTGGAGCGTCTGTCATGAGCGTAAAGTTCACATGGAACGGGGACGAGGTAAAAAAACGCGCAGAGGAAGCTTCGAAGCTATCGTCGTACGAGGTCGGGCTTGTGGTTCAAGGTCAAGCCAAGATGCTTACTCCTGTTGACAAGGGGCGGCTTCGATCCTCGATTACCACTGCATCGGGTGCGGGGCAGAGGACAAAGCCGAGCGGAGAAGGCGCTGTCAGTACCGATATTATAAATAAACCAGACAATCAATTTGAAACCTTTGTCGGGACTCCGGTATTTTATGGGCCGTATGTAGAATATGGAACAGTGAAATCAGATGCCCAACCATTCCTTCGGCCCGCACTTGACATCATACGAGGCCGCAAACTGACGGTAGTCGATGAGGTGCTTAAGAACGGCAAGATTCGGAAAGCCTTCGGGGAGTATCTGCAATGAAATCATACCAGACCATAGGCTACGTATTACTTGCCACAACCGCTATCACGGCGATTACCTCAACACGAGTCTATCACGGACTACGGCCACAAGGAACAATAGTTCCATCGATAAACTATTACGAGGTTGGCGGTAGCACAAGACAGACTGGAATGGAAAGCGTTGTATATTCTATTTCTTGCCGTGCATCGAGCGCGAGCGTTGCGCGTAACCTGTCGCGGTTGGTAATGGACGTATTCGGTGGAACAAGCGGAACCGGAATGTATGGAATAGAAAACGGATTTGAGTTGACAAAGACTTCACTTGTCACCGATGGAGGTTTGATTCCCGAGCCAGAGGACGGGATATATAATTCGCCTATCGATATCAGGATTGTGTATCCTGTATCCACTGTATCATAAGGAGATCATATGGCAAGCTATCAGAATACGAGTGTAACAAACTCGAAATTGATTCTAGGAAACTTCAAGCTCAATGTAGGAACGGTTGCAACCTCGATGAACATAGCAACCGCAGTAACTGCGTGTACCGCGAACATGGGCGCGGGTATCATCAATAGTTTCACGCATAATGTGACGCGCTATGATACCCAGGCCGGGAATGCACCTGACCCCATTGAGGGAGTAGCGTCAGAAACCGTGACGATATCCGGTGAACTTATCGAGTATGACCATGATGTGCTTCTTGCCGCATTCGGAGGGATGATGGCTTCCGGTGCTACGGCTTCCGGTTCCACTACGGCAGACTACAAGACGCTGACGGGTGGTGGAGCTACCACGCTTACTCCTAAGGCATTCTTGTTGACCAATACGAGGATGTTCACGGGTTCTGGTGGTACGGCAATTACAGCGCTGACGTATATCCTTGTCCATAAGGCAACGTTTACTCAGGGTATAACCATCAACTCAAAGGCGGATGGTGACGCAGACCCGATCAACGTTATTCCATTCGAGATCGAAGGCGTAACAAATGGCGAGCGCACCGCTGGCGATCAACTATTCCAGATTCAGAAGTGGAGATATTGACCTTGAGCAAAGTAATTGACCTTGACATTCTTCGTCCCGAGCCTCGCGTTGTAAAGATAGGCGGTAAAGAGATCGACGTATCTTTCATCCCGTGCGGGATTACGTTCGACCTCGATGCCATCGTGCAAGAGCTTGTAAAGATAAAGCCTGAAAAAATAAAAAGCGATCCAAAGGAAATGCGGAGGGCTTTCGATCTTGGTATAAAGCTATGCTCGGTGTTTTGCCAGCATAAATATCCTGAGATGGATGAACAGTGGTTCCTCGACAATGCAAGCTCGACACAGGTCAACGGATTCACCTCAGCGATACAGACCGCGCTCTATGAGTCCTACGCAGGAGTGACGGCGCATTCAAAAAACTAGAAAGCGGCTCAGGTGATGATAGCGTCAACCTGGGCCGCTTGTTTGTATCGATGGCGCTCTTGTACCCGTGGGCTACGCGAGAGTATCTACTGTGGGATATGTCGCTCGCTCAGATAATCCTATACCACAATCTAGGTATTGAGCAGAAATATCCTCGACCAAAAGATGCAGGGCAGCGAACTTCCAAGGATATGTCATACGCCGAACTCAAGAAAATACGCGACGAACTACGCGAACAATATGGGGAAATAGGGGGCAACGATGGCTAGTAACCTCGGGGACATGGTTGTCTCTATCGTCGGCGATACTACCGGACTTAATAAATCATTAACAGATTCTCAAAAGAAGATGGCGGCGTTCGGCGTGAACGTCGCGGCTGTCACTGCGGCAGTCGTTCAGCTTGGTAAAGTTGCGGCGAGGTCCGTCAAGGAGTTCTCGGACTACGGTTCTGCCATTTATGACGCCGGACAAAAAACCGGGCTATCAACTGATTCGATACAGGAGTGGAAGTTCATAGCCGAGCAAACAGGAACCACTCTGGAATCAGTAACCGGAGCGGTCGGGATGATGACTCGCGGGCTTGAGACAAATAAAAAGATGTTTGCCGATCTTGGAATTGAACTAAAAAATGCTGACGGTACGTTCCGTTCTACCACTGATATTTTTAACGATACAGTCTCGACGCTTTCCGGTATGACCGACGAAACCGAGCGCGATGCGGCGGCCTTCAAGCTCCTCGGGCGCTCGGCGCAGAGTCTTATCCCTATACTTAATGCCGGGGAATCTGGCATCAAGGGTATGCGTGACGAGGCGCGCTCTCTTGGGTTGATACTTGACAAAGAAACTATTTCCAACGCAGACCAACTTGGCGATTCCATGGATGCTCTTAAGGCTTCCCTTACCAGTGCAAAAAACAACATGGTCAATGACATGGCCCCCGCACTGATAAAGATAGCCAATGGGTTGAAGGATTTAATAGAAAGAACCGTAAGCTCAAGGAAAGAATGGGAAGCTTTTGTAAGGGCTACCAAGGGGCAGGTAACTACTCAGGATGAATTGACTCTTGCCATAAAAGGTACTATTGCCGCTAGGGCGGTGCTCATTGAACAGGCAGGGGAAGATGTCGGAGCGCAGACCAGAGCCGACATAATGTTGCAGATCGATGCGAACAAGGCGCTCGAATCATCATTGCGAGCGAGAGCCAAAGCAATGGCATCTGCGACAGAGGCAAATAGACTCGGGACTGAAGCCGCCAGGGCCAAGGCAGCGGCAGATCAAGCGGCGGCAGACATAGCAAGCAAAGCGGCGGAAACTATTCAGGCCAACGCAGACAAGCAAAAAGAAATCATCGCACTACAGGACGAGGCTGGTAGACAGGCCGCCGATAGATACGGGGATTTGATTGTAGCCAATGCACAGGCTTACGATGCAATAGAAGCCAAGCGCATCGAGGCTCATAATGCTGAGATGGCCAGAATCGATGCAGAGAAGCAATCTCGTATTGATACTTTGACGTTTGCCTATAATGCTATAGGATCTATCATTGACCAAGCGGCAGAAAACGAAATAGCCAATATTGAAAACTCTACAAAATCAGAAGAGGAAAAGGCTAAACTGATCGCACAGGTAAAGCGCAAGCAGGCCATATGGGACAAGGCTCAGGCGCTTGTAGACATTGCGGTAAATACCGCCGAGGCTATCACCAAGGCACTACCGAATATATTCCTCGCCGGGTTGGTAGGAGTATTAGGCGCGGCTCAGGCTGCATTCGTGGCGGCTCAGCCGTTGCCTCCACTGCCTCTTGCCGATGGCGGTATCGTCATGCCGAAATCAGGTGGAACACTTGCCCAGATTGCCGAGGCCGGACAGCCGGAAGCCGTGATTCCTCTCGACAAGCTCGACGGCATGGGCGGGCAAATGCACCTTGTAGTCAATCTTGATTCACGTCCTTTGCTTGACAAGATATTTGATGCTACCAAAAATCGCACGGTGCTGATAAGCCAAGGGGCAGTCGTATGAGGATAGCATATAATAATTTTATTGACGCGCTGTCATCGGCATCTATCCTTGCATCGAGCGAGGATAGTTCGTATCCTGTCACCAATACCCAGGATCAGCGGTTGACTACCAAATGGTACAGCGAGGACGCTACCACGCACACGGTAGTCATCGACCTTGGCGCTACCACGTCATGCTCTATCTTTGCCATCATGTCGCATAATCTTTCGACGGGCGGCACAGTAGTCGTCAACGGAAACGACGACATACTACCCAACCTTGTATGGACTACCTCGGGGCAATCCTCGACGCAGACGATAACGTACAACGCTGATATGCTGCTTCTGTTTGTGACTCCGATAGCCAATCGATATTGGCAGTTTACTTTTTCCGGCCAGTCGCAGAATGGTATACAGATCGGTCGCCTGTGGATCGGAGACTATATCGATATCTCCCCGTCGTCCCTCGATGATTTCACCGTTACAAAGAAGCGAGACGACATAGTAGTCTATGGCAAGAATCGGCAGAAATACGCTAGTATCGGCAACACATGGCGACAGATCGAACTAACCTTCCCGCGCACTAAACCTAGTTCGCTATCAGCCATATATACTTTCTATGATACGGTCGGGAAACATAGTTCGTTTATCTTCGCTAATTTCGATACATTGCGTGGGTACGAATTAGTCGAACCTATGTATTGTTCGATTGCCGATGACATGGGGTTTTCCCATGCGCGGAACCAATTCTATACGTATAGCCTGACTCTTGAAGAAGACAGGTAGGAGGGTAATACCATCGCCGGAAGTCAAGTTTCCACCAGCGTGACTATCATAGATTCACTATCTGGATTTATGGCATTGTCACTTACGGAATACAACACAAGTGCCGCAGCCGCTATCGCCGCAGGTAGCAAGGTAGAAATTGCTGGCGCCTTCTTCACCTTCGCTGGCGACGAGGCTATCGAAGCGTCAACGTGGACATCGATTGTCACCGGCAACACGGCGTATATTACCCTAACGGCATCCGGCACGGTTGGAAGTCAGATCGTCGTCGCCGCTTACACCTCTACAGCTCCGACTTGGCGCGATGACTTGCAGGGATGGTACGCAAGCGCGGCATCTAATGTAAGGGTAATCGGTAGCGTGTACAAGGCAGAGGCTACTAGCTACTATCCCAAATATATCTATGGCAATGAACAAGATGGCAAATATAGATTTACTGGTTCTCTTAGTATATTAGGAGTAGTATCTGCATCAAGTTCAATTAGCGTGTCTGGTGATATTAAAACAAATGGATATTTTCAGCCATATTCAGTAAATGATGTATTCCATATTTCAGGAATGATTGCTGGTAGTGTACCTATATTTACAGCCACGGCTGCTACATCTGCATCAACTACAAGTTATGTAAATTTGCATAATTATAGGACTAATTATTCAGGTACATTGAGAATAGATTTTTATATGGCTGGAGGGCCAGGTATTACTCATTATGGCAGAGTATACAAAAATGGAATAGCTTATGGAACAGAAAGAACAAATACAACTACAGTAAGCGTTTTATATTCAGAAGATTTAAGTTTTAATGATGGAGATACAATAGAAATATGGGGAAAGGTTTCAAGTGCAATAAATTATACTGTTATTTCTAGTTTTTCAATAAACTCTAGCACACCAAAAGCTACTACGTATGGATATTTTTAATGACATTCCAAGAACGTGCCAGCAAGTCAGTTAACAACCTCCGCGTATTGTTCGACTTGGACATTACGCAACTTAACTCATTATGGGTCAACCATGGCGCAGGCGTATGGGTTGTCAACGTCAATGGTTTATACCCATGGGTGGATACCGAACTACTCAGCGGACTATCTGTTGTGCAATCAATAGCCAATGTCGGATCGGTGCTAGTCGATTCAATACAGTTGACGCAAGCAAATACTCTGTTGGAGTGTTCAAACAACGTAGAATCTTTTTATTGGGATGGTGAAAACTTATATATCACTTGTCCTAATTGGGATTCGCCATACATACATACAATAAACATCGGTGTAGTTTCTGGATACTCCAAGGAAGGTTTCACGCCGATAAACGCTAATCAATTGTACGAGTCTCGTTTGTTGTCTATTCCATCGATATCGAAATCACGTGATCCTTTGTTCTGGGGCAAGATACAATACGAGGGTGGATCGGTTGACATAAACAACGCAGACGGGAACCTAGATTCAATCGGCGAGGATTACAACGTATACGGGAATCAGGCCCGTGTATCGATTGGCTTCGCCGATCAGGATATAAGCGAGTATGTGCGATTGTTTACCGGATTCGTCGAAACGCTTTCGCTGTCA